GTGCCAGTTGTACCGCTAGTGCCATTAATGCCGCTAGTGCCTGACGAACCGCTAGTGCCTTCTGTGCCGCTTGTACCACTTGTTCCACTAGATCCGCTATCTCCTTTATCGCCAGTTCTAGCAAATGTTAAAATACAATCATCTCCATCAACGAATGGATTAGAAACCGAGCTATCTACAGGAGAAACAGTAATTTTAAAATACCCAGAAGCCTCCTCTGTAGCGCTAATTGTAAACAGAATAAAAACAGCAGTATCAAATAATTTGCTTACCTTTACGTGACCTTTTATTGTTGAGGTCGAGTCGTCAATTGTCCTCAAATAATTTTGTATATCTGACCCATTCAAATCAACGTCATCAAGGCTTATTCTTGTAGAAGAATTTTGAGTTGATTGATTAAATATAAAATTCCCTGATCCGGGATCAGAGTCAGTTGTTACTGAACTAAAATTATATTTAAATGATGCGCCGCCAAAATTACCATCTTGACCAGATGTGCCAGCGGTTCCAGAAGATCCGCTAGTACCGCTGCTGCCACTAGAACCACTAGTGCCTGACGAGCCACTAGTACCTTCTGTGCCGCTTGTGCCGCTAGTACCTTCTGTGCCGCTGCTACCTGAAGATCCGCTAGTGCCAGTTGTGCCACTGGTGCCATTAATGCCGCTAGTGCCGTTGATACCGCTAGTGCCTGATGAACCGCTAGTACCTTCGGTGCCGCTTGTGCCGCTAGTGCCTTCTGTACCGCTGGTGCCGCTTGTGCCTTCTGTACCGCTGGTGCCGCTTGTGCCTTCTGTGCCGCTAGTGCCGCTAGTGCCTTCAGTGCCACTTGTGCCGCTAGTACCTTCGGTGCCGCTACTGCCTGACGAACCGCTAGTGCCAGTTGTGCCGCTAGTGCCGTTGATGCCGCTTGTGCCAGATGAACCGCTAGTGCCCTCTGTACCACTTGTGCCGCTGGTGCCTTCTGTACCGCTGGTGCCGCTTGTGCCTTCAGTTCCGCTTGTGCCGCTAGTACCCTCTGTACCGCTTGTGCCGCTAGTACCTTCGGTGCCGCTACTGCCTGACGAGCCACTAGTACCTTCGGTGCCGCTACTGCCTGACGAGCCGCTAGTGCCAGTTGTGCCGCTAGTGCCGTTGATGCCGCTTGTGCCAGATGAACCGCTAGTGCCCTCGGTGCCGCTTGTGCCGCTGCTACCTGACGAACCACTAGTTCCCGTAGTACCACTAGTGCCACTAGTGCCTTCGGTGCCACTTGTACCACTGCTACCTGATGAACCGCTACTGCCACTTGTGCCGTCATTACCGCTAGTGCCGTTACCAATTACTTGATCAACTTCAATAATTTCAGTAGGTGGGCAAACTCCGGTTGAAGTTTCTACAATTTCAACCGCACCACAAACTCCTGAAACTATAACCTCTACAGTTATGTCTGGCATATTAGGACAGTGTTGAAATATTAGTATCTACGGCCACTGAGCCTTTTAATATTTTTTGGATTGTGCCATCAGCGTATTTCACAAGCACATCATACTTTAATGGACCAGGATGTAGGATCGCGGTTTGCGCGGCAGTTAAAGTTAATTTGATGAGGCCAGAAGCTGGAGTTACTTTTGTAACTGTAAAAGTTTGAATTGTGGGCAAGTAATAGTCCTGCTTAATCTCCGAGTCGATTGTCGCATTAGTAACATCAATTGCTGTTCCTGTGTCATCCTTTAGGGTTAAGACTAAACAGAAATCTACGTTTCTTTCTATGGAGATATTGTAGGTAGAAGCAGACATGGCGCGGCCTTCTATGAATTTACACAAAAAGCGCATCATAAAGATGCGCTTTCGCAGTTAAATTTAATTGTTTTTTAACCTTGGTATCCAGCAGTATAGTAACCAGTGCCAGTAAGAAACAAAATATCAATCAATCCGCTTTTTGCGACAGTTTGAACTGGCTTTGCCTGATACATATTATAAGCATAGACAAGTTTATTTAATTCTTCAATATGATCTTTTGACAACTGTCTAAATGTTTTGCTTACTTCATTACTGTTTACAAAAGAAACAGAACTGTCCTCATCACTTACAGATAAAATCGCATTTGTTGAAGACGAAGCAATTGCTTTAATCGCATTTCGCGATTTCTTTTTATAATACTGCGAAAGATAAAGATGCTTAAAAATATTTTGTTGCTCTTGATTAAAGTCGCCATCGCCAGACAAATCAGAGTAAATAAGATTATTAAGCTCGCCAACGTTTGCGCGAAGCCAGCCAGAAATTGAACTCAAATTTACTTCATTTGTATCGGCATCAAATTCGTAAAAAAAGATGCCACTAGCGATGTCGAATAAGTTAGCCATTTAAAATTTTTCCGAGCTGTTCTTTTTGTTCTTTTGTGAACATCTCTTTTGTTTGAGGTTGAGGAGAAAAATGCCCTCTGCTTTGTCCATTTTGAGTGTCGAATTGCTTGAGCAAGCGAGTTCTAATTGCCGCCATACTTCCAGATGAATCTACTTTCATTTTTCTTGCATAAGCTTGAAGTTCAATAATTCCTAACTCATTAATATTTTCTTCAAAAATTGTGCGATTAGCGGTGCCAAAACGATTAACTTCTTTAATTCCTAATGCAGTCTCAAGCTCTCTGATTTTAGAGCGATATTCTGGTGAATTTTTATCTGCAATTTTTTCGATTTGCTCAAAAAGGCCACCATTGCCTTCATTTGTTTTTCCAGTAGAGATTTCCATACTAGATGGTAATGTAGTATTTACACTTTTCCAGAGTATAGAGAATAAAAAACCCGCCCTTTTTGGGGGCGGGTTTCGAAGCTTATGAGAGCTTATCAGACGATCTTGCCAACAAGAGCGCGAACGTCGAGGATTACGCGGCCTTCCTCAAGGGAGCCGAAGTAACCGATCTTGTTCTGACGGATGCTGTATTGATCATCAGCGACGAGGGAGAACTCAGAGTTGGAATCTGGGTCAGTAGCGACAACACGGAGAAGTGAGTCGCGGCTGCGGTCGATACCAACAAGGATTTCCTCGGTAGCGCCAGCGAAGTCACCGCTGCTACCACCAGCGGCGGTAGTGTAAGCGGTTGCACCAGCGGCAGTGTCGAAGATAGTGTTGAACTTCTGACCTTTGCCCATTTCGTTAAACTCAAGGATGCTTACACCGTAGAAGCTGGGGATGCCAGCGCTACCGTAGATAGCAGAGCGCATTTCGTCAGTGGCGGGGATACCAACAGTCGAAGCAGTGCCGCCAGAGGCAGTGATGCCAGAGAGGGTGTTGACTGGGTTGTAAGCCATTGCGCGAATCTGCTCAACGATTTCTGGAGATACAAGAAGGTCAGAGATACCAGCGCGAGCGCCAGTAGCTGGGGTGCCTTTTGTCCAAGAAGTGTTGATGCGCTTTGCAAGGGTAAGAAGCTCGTTCAGGTCGGCAAGAAGGAAACGACCGCTCTGATTGGAGCGTTGAACGTGAGCTTTACCATTGGTTGAAGCAGCAGCGAGAGTGCTCATTACAAGAGTAGCGGAAGTGCGCTCTTGCTTGAGAAGAATCTCTTGAGCCATACGGGTGAAGGTCTTGGCGACTACATCCATACGATGCTTTGCAGCATAGCGACGGTCGAATGAAAGGGCGCTATCTAATGAATAGGTAGTGACCTTCATTTCTGAAGTAGTTGGAAGAACTTGGTTGGTGGGAAGACCGCCAGCGACAGACTGGGAGTATACAGTGATGTAGTCCTCGTCAGTAATGTCGTAGTAGAGGTCAAGAGGAATGCTGGGATTATCGTCGGCGTTGAATGGCAGGCTGGTGAACAGGTTGCTCAGTGTAGGAGCATTGTTTACTACCTCTGCGAGAACGGGACCAATGAATTCAGCGAGTGCGACTTGAGCGTCATAGGCAACGGTGCGATTACGGCTAGCCATTGCTTTAACAAGCTCAATTTGTTCTGGAGTGCGCTTTAGTGTGATTTTCATTTAAGTAGGTTCCTTTCTATTACATGCGGAGGCCAACTACAGCGAATACGCCAGAGAACTGGTCGGGGCTGCTGGTGAGGTTGGAGCGTGAGCCGGTGCCGAGAACGAGACCGAGCTTGCCATCGTCATTGTGGGCGCAGCCAGTGATCTTGCCGCCGTTAGCGGAAAGTTTGAAGCCAGAGCCTACAGTGAGGGTGCCATCGATAGCGTCTTTAGAAAGGGTGAAGATACCACGGGTAGCGACTGGAACGGCTTGGCCGGGCAGTACGCACATAAGCTCTTCAGCTTTCTGACGATAATAGAGAAGCTTTTCACCGTTTTCGTCGTACTTTGCAGTTTGACGGAGGGTGAGGCCAAGGCAGTTGGTAAGGTCGCCAGAAGCGGCGGGAGTTACCTTGAGATTTACCTTGGGGTATTGGTTAACACCGACAAATGGGAAGTCGGTTTTGCCGAGATAAGAGTCAGAACCGTATGAAACAGGGTCAAGGTCAAAGTTGCCAGCGGAAACTTTAACGAAAACGCCTGCGTCACCAGTTCCAACGCCGGTTACGTTCTCGTTGACGGCGGCGTCAACGAGAGCGTACATGTTTACTACATCATGATCGTCATATTGACGAAATGGTAGGAGACGGATAGCCATATTATTTTCCTTTAGTGTTGTTTACAGTTAATTTTTATTATTTAGAATAGCTTACGCTAATATTTTCACGGGAAAACGCTTGAGCGAATTTCTCACGTAAAGATTTTTCGACAGAGACTTTGCTCTCTGGAGCAGTATTGGTAGCTTTTGCATTTTCTAATGCAGCTTCAATATTGGCCTGCTTGTCCTCTGCTTTGACTTCGGTAGTAGCGGAAGCTTTGCTGACTTCTTTGAGGCGAGCCTCAACTTGTTCAGCGATCTTCTTTTCGATCTCCTGAGCTTGAGCTTTGATAAAGTCTTTGTTTTTGTGCTTCCAAACAACAGCGAACTTTTCTTTGTAAGAAGCGAAAGCCTCTTCTGCTGAGTCAAGAGCTTGAACTTCACCAATGACAACCTTGCGGTCTTCATCAGAAAGCTCGTATGCGGCATCAAGTTCTGCAACGCGAGAATTGACGCGAGCAACTGCCTCTTCTTGAGCTTTGGCAGTTTTGATCTCATTAAGCTCTGCTTGAGCTTTCGAAAGCTCTGACTTGATTTGTTCTACGGAAGCGATTGTCTCGTCGTACAGTTTTTGAGCTTTTTCTTTAGCTTCTTTCTCTGCGGCGATAGACTCGCGGTACTCTGCATCTTTCTGTTTGATAGCTTCAGCAAAATGATTGGTCATTGAAGCGACAGCCTCTTCACCAAACTTCTTTTCCAGAAGAGCAGACTTTAATTCTGCGATAAGTTTTTCTAAGTCCATATGGTTTATAGTTTTTACATTTTTTATATCTAAAATGGAATTTGATTTTTTATTCGATATAAAAGCTTGAACTTCCTCAAAGCATTTTGCATTAAGGGTTTCTTCGTTTTCTTCGTATTCCTTCTCCTCTTTCTCGTCTTCAATCGAAATCATAGGAGTTTGGTCAAATGCAACAACGCCATTGACTTGCGCTGCTGGATTTGTTGTGAATCCGCCACCGAGTGGATAAATATCACCAACGATTAATCTGTGAATAGGAGTTCCATCTTTCATCTTACCGGAGCCTCCTTTTGATTTTAAATATGGCATGTATTCGTTGATCTTTTCTGGATCAGTGATAATATCAGCCTCTTTTAAATACGAACTTCCAAGAGCTAAAAAGTATTTGCTAAACCCAATTTCCCAGCTTGCGGAGATGGAATTATGGAAAGTATCTTTAGGATCAGAATTTCGGAGCATCAGTTCTGCAAATTTTTTATCAACAGTCTTGTAAACAACACCAGCAACAGAAAGATAAAATGGGTCGAGTGTTTGGCCCGCTTCTGTTTCTGTCATAAATTCATTGGTCCCTATTTTATTAAATGAAACATTAGTGATATGACCAACAACTCGCTCTTTATTATGTTCTATATTAAGATATTTATTAAGAAAGCGCTTTGCAATCTTTGAAGCTGTGGCCCCAGAGATGCCGTCCCCATTAGAATTAATCATATTGGGAACAGCCAAATTGAATGAAACGCCAAGCAAGTCAGGATTTTCCTCAAAATCGATTTTGGGAGAAAGCTTCTTAAGCTCGTCCAGAGACGCTTTGGAAACTTGAAATTTTTCGTGCCCAAATGGGTAACAAGCAAAAGATGTCAAGTCTAAAGTCGTTTTATACTTATAGGCCATAGGTTACTTTACAGCAGAATGGTAAAAAATGGCCGCAGAATATTCCTCTAGCGCATATTCTTCCGCAGTATCTAGAATTTCTTGCATGGGCGAAAGCTTTTCAATATGATCCATGTCATTAAAACATTTTTGCAAATTAAAGACCCAATCTTTTCTGTTGCTCGATGCAACGATCTTCTTGCATAACTGAGTTACGCTTTCGTTCTGCTGGTCGTTTAATTTTTCTACCTTGAATCTTTCCGCTGCGAAAGATACTGCGGATTTCATGAATGTATCAATCTCATATACCGTAGACTGAATATCTTTTCTTGAAGCTTTGGCAACTGCTGGTCTCCCAGCAGTGGAATTTGTAGGAGCGCCTGTTGGAGCGCCGACAAACTCCTCGATAACTGGAATGCCACCAACGATTGGATTGTAATGGCCCTTTTTGCGCTGTTCGAAAAGAGCGTCCTGCGCGGGCGCGAGTTCGTCCGCGCTTGGAAGTTTGCCAGTTCTAATAGATTCGATGCCTTGCTCTGGAGACAGAACTCCGATTTCGATCATTCTACTGATCGTTCTCATATACTCTGTCTCATTCTTCAGATCGATCTCAGTAAACTTTGCAGTTGGATACGCACGGAAGCCGAGATCTTTGGAGATTCTTACTATCTCTGGTTGAAGAATGTCATTAAGAAATGCGTTGCGAGATTCTTTGAGTCTCTCCATGAAGAAACTGATTTTCGCATTTGCTCCATTATACTTTTCCTCTCCAAGCATAACATTCATCAAGCCTTCTTTGATATCCCGATCTAATACTTTATATTTTTCCTCTCCGACAACCTTCTTAAGATCAGGAATAATAAATTCTGCTCTTGTAGTATAGTCGGAAACAAGAACACGCCCAACGCTTTCATTCATGAAGAGGTTTTGCATGGCGGTCATGTTGGCGGGATTGATTCCGCCCTTGTCTGGGTCCGAACCCATTGTGATAAGCAGAATAACATTCTCCACGGTACGCGCAATAGCTTGATCAATTCTCTTTAATTCGATTTTAGCGTTTACGTCTTCTAAAACTGGATAGCAAAATGGAATAGCAAAAGGCTCATAATCCTGCTTTTTGTAAAAAGAGTAAGTCAAAAACTTTGGATCTAATTTAATCTTTAAGCCGTCTCTAAAGTATTGCTTGTTCTTGATTTTTTCTCTCGTATCTGGATCAAGACCGTTAAGAAGCTCAACATCTGCATCGTCTTTTGGATTTTTTAGTCTTTCCAACTCGTACTCAGAAAGAATTTTTTCGTATACAGCATCCGCAAAAGAGCTAGAGATGGTGGTTACGATCTCGTAAGGGTTGAGCAGAATATAGCGCAGGGGGACTTTGTTATTCTTAATCCCATTCTCGCTAAAACCAGAAAGAAGCTTAAAATCTTCAGCGTTAAACTTACCATCTATTCTGTAATAAAAAATATTACCACTTCTGTAGTACTCGCGGAAGTACTGGTCTTTCAGTTTCCAAAGCTTGATCTTTTCGAACCACTTGTAGAAGAACTCTCTGCTTCTTTCGGTGCCGCCTTCTAAATAAATATCAGTATTGGCGAACTCTGTTTGGATATCAATTGTATTTCTGACAATAGCGACATTAGCATACGCCTTCTGACACAGCATAATGGCATCTCTTACGTCAATGCCATCTTTTGAATAATCGAAAGGCAGGAGTCCTTGACTAAGAACAGTATATCTGCCAGCTAAAACATCAGTGCCGTTTCTTGGAACTCTTGTATTGGTGCCCCCGCCAGAACTGGCTCTTGAGGCTTGAGAAATCTCTTTGTAAAATGGCTCGCCAATAAGTTTTGGCTCTGCGGTTGCATTGGAAAACTGAATTGGGGCTGAATCCTTCTTTCTGTTCCAATAATCAGATTTTTTATTGTATTGGCGCGGCATCTTTTATATTAAAGATTACACCAAAAGTATCAAAAGTAACTTAAAAGTACTTTCTTATCGAGCGAAAAATGGGGTAAAAGTACTTTGAACGGATTCTGCCTTAGCTTCCATCATATCAAAATATATTTTTGTCATCCAGTTGCCTAAAACTAGGCAAGAGTAAGAGTCTTTTCTTGTTTTCTCTGCGCCGCTCTGTTTTTTAAGCTCAACAGGCAAGTCAAAGCTTTGGTGTCCGTTTGCTGTTGTTGTGGGCATAATCAAAGAGCATTGCGCCTTAACTAGTTCGATAAGATCAGCTTGGTGATCCACAAAATCCACCATCTTTGCCTCTACTCCCTGATTATCTTCTTGATCTCTAAAGAATTTTAAGTTTTTGATTGGTATAGACTTTGACTTTTGAGCCGTAAAGTCATTATCAATAGCTTCGGCAGCAAAAAGAATTTTTCTATGGTCAAAATTAGATTGCAGCAACTCGTTTGCGTATCTTATCCAACTGCTAGTAGGAACTCTTAAGTAACAAATTTTATTTGTGCTTTTATTATAGGCTCCCCTAGCTTTTCTCATTTCATCTTGATAAGTTTCGGGTGAGTCAAAATCGCCTTCAAACATTTTTATGTTTAGCTTTGCTTCTTTAAACAAATCGCTTTCATTAGCTGCGTTTATAAATTGCAATCCGCCGTTATAGTCACCGCACATAGCAACAATATTGAAATTTGTCATCAAGTAATGCAAGTATTCAATATGCTTTCTGAGATTAGTTCCAGAAACGGCATAGTTGTGAACTAGAATCCCTCTTCTAGATGCTTTGTCTAGCTTAATTAAGTTCATGGCAAAATCGTCAGACGAATCTGTTTCTGCCCAAGACGGGTCAAAGCTTAAAATATACTCGGCGTTCTTTTCTCCTGCGAGTTCGATAGACTGCCCTTCGCCAGCTTTGATTGTGCATTCATGCATCTTGCTAAGTTTAAAATAACCAGAAGAGTCATCGACAAATTGAGATCCAAACTCTCGCCTAAACTGCGATTCCGACATTGTTGATTTTGCTTGGGTCAACAAACTTTCATCGTATAGCCCATGAGGCGCAATATCATAAGAAAAGTGAAGGATCGCTCTTGTTGCGCCGCCCTTTCCATCCTTTTCTGGAGAAAGAATCAGATTATCGTACTGCTTATAAAGCTTGTACATGTATTCAAACTGATAAGAAGCGGAAGACAAAACAATAATTTTGTTATTAGGCCACTTGAACCTATCTTCTTCTGTCATTTCTCCGCGCTTAATAAGCTCGGTCTCCAAATCATAAACTTGTTTTCTTTCTGTTGGGTTCTGCACAACAGACAAGAATGGAATAATAACTTCGTTAAAGATTCTTTCTGGCATCAGCAAAAATTCGTCGATCATCATTCGGTGAAAGCGAAAACCACGAAGCTTTTCACCATCGCCAAGAGGCAAGCAAGTGATCTTGCTGCGTCCAATTTCCATTGTCCATTCGTCAGAGCTTTTTGTTACTTTAGTAATGCATTGTTTTAAAAAAACCGCCTGTGGTTTCTCTGCGATTTCCTCAATTTTTTTAAATATCATTTTTGCTTGGCGAAAGGTTTTACTTACGATGCCAACGTGAACGCCTTGATTCAGTATTGCATCAAGCGATGCGAAAACTGCACAAGTAAAACTCTTGGACAACCCACGACTCCAGACCATCATAGAATAGTCTGTTTCAAACATTGTTTTGATTGCTAAATGCTGAAAAGGGAAAAGCTTAACGCCGCAAATCATCTCGGATGAAAATGAAATATTGGCGCGGAGAAACTTATAGAGAAGAATTTTAGCTTCTCTCTCTTCTAAAAATCCCTTCTTTGATAGGATTTCTTCGTTTACTTTGCGAAACTGTGCTTTTCTTTTTTGATTTCCTTCGATCCAAGCCATGATTGATCCTTGTCTAAAAAATATTGCATGTCTACGTCCCAAAGAACGCTGCCCATCGCAACTAATTTAGGAATTAAAATTTCGCTATTTCCTCTATTACCAGAAAACACAAATTGGCAATAACCTGCAAACTCATGTTGCAGCAACCTCATATTATGATAAATAAACTTAAGATTAGCTTTATGAGGAGTAAAGTCGTTGTTGTTTTTTATGCGCTCAAGAGAAGACTCAACAACAACATACAGGTAAGATTCCATTTCTTTGCACCTTTGTATTTCGCGCCTAAACCTTTCTAAGTTTTCGCCAACAAGAGTGCCTTTAAAATCAGACTCTGACTTTCGGTCTACGAAAGTTTTTGTATAATGCGCCCCACTTGCCGTATAGTCTCCAAAATCTAACTTAACATTTCTTTGATTTTTGAATGCTAAAGGCTGCTGCTCTCTTGTATCTACAAAAATATTGACTTCAGAAAAATCTTCGTAGAATTTTTTAGGCAAGCTTCTTCCAAACATTGGATTTACTCCAATCTCATCGCAAACCTTAGAATACGAACCAAAATGCTTCTTGTATATATCAATTGAAGGCATATCGCTAGTCTCAAGCTCCAAATGAAACGGAGCATAGCTTAACTCTTTATTCTTAACTCTATTCGCAAGCATTTTTTTGACATACTCTTTAACAATTTCTGGTGATTCTATTTCGCACCATCTTAAAAGCTGCTCTCTATTATCAAAATCTTTATCAAAATAAGACTCCTTGTCTTTGAAGGCTAAAAGAGTCCCAGTTAAAAGATTTTTCTTAGGGTGATGCTTTCTGTAATAGTCTCCAAGTGAGAACTTGTGCTTCTTGATGTGGGTGTGCAAAGCCCGTTCGCTTTTGAAGATGTTATTACATTCTAGGCACTTAGACTGCATCATTTAATGATATTCCCATGATGCGAGCTTTCCATTCCACCATAGATTCCATCTTTTGTGCCTCGTCCATAACCAGCGACTTTTGCATTTCGGCAATTTTAATCATGTTTGCCCGCTCTTCCTCGTCTTGAAATAATTGAACAATAGAAAGAATTGATGCATTCTCTCTTTGTCTGGACGAAATTCTCTCGCGCCTGTCGCCTTGCAGCTTTTTGATCAAACTTTCTACGCGGCCTTCGCACTGGTGATACTCGCTACTCTTAGCTTTGATAATTTCAGCTAAACGAATACTCATCTCGTTCTGTTCCTGAGTCTCTTCGAACATCTTGTTGAGCTTATCCAAGTGTCTGGACGTAGTTTCAAGATTAATAATTTCTTTACAAACGTTCATATACAAGTTGACCTCGTCAGCGGTGAGATCTGGCTTATCCCAAGTCATTCTAATGAACTCTTGCTCAAAAATATTGCGATCTTCGTGAGAAGTGTAGCAGTTTATAATCTTCTGAAATCTAGAGTTCGCCAAATTGATAGACAGCTTGTCCATGCATACTTTGTGATGCCTTGTTAGCCGTTCCTTATCCAGCTTCTCGCCAGTTGCGTCATTAATCTTATTGATAATACGCTCTGCTGAACGGGGGACTTGATATCTTACAAAAGCCGCATTGTCCGATTCCGAGTTATTTTCGCAGCCAGAGATTTTAATATAGTTGCTAACCGTTCTGTGCTCAGACCCCATTGCCGCAATTGACTTTCCGGGGTAAAGAAGTTCTGCGATTTTTAGCGAAGACACCCCGTCTCTAGCTTGATCCTCTATAAACTCCTGCTGCTGCTTGGTAAGAGGCAAGTCTCCAACTTTTTCATACTTAGATGTCTTATATTCAATTTTATTTGAGCCCAAGAATGATCTTATCGCAACTCCTTGCTTAGTTCTACCATCCAAGCTCTCATCATTAAAAAATTTGCGCGTAATAGTATTTAAATCAGGGAATTGCTGGGCAAGTTCCTTGATTTTTTGGCCCTCTTCTTCTGTGAATGTTATTTGATTTTTATTGGTAGCCACCTAAAATATCCTCGCTTTGTAATATCTTGACTGCTACTGCCCGAAATAGCTTTTTAAGATTTTTGATTTGTTTATATCCTGCCTTTTTACCCTTTTCGTTTGTTTTGTAGCCCATTTCTGCCGCGACTTTTTCCTCATCAGCACCATCGATATATAATCTAGAGTACACTTTATATTGCTTAGGCGCTAAACGATGCTTCATTTCTTCGTGCAACTTTTGTGCGCTACCAAGAACATCAAAGTTCAAATCTCGCATACCCTGAACTGTTTCAGAATGGTTTTCTGTAGAGACGGCAAGTTTTACATCGTAGGCGCTTTTCTTTGTCTTTTCCCACTTTGAATACAAGGGGCACTCGGAGCACTGAAGGCCACTGGGAGTTATAGAACAAGCTGGCGGCTCATTACCTTGATTGTATTTGCACGCCAAACAAGGGCGCACATAGTTCGAATAATTATTCCGCAGTAAATTTTTGATTTGATTGACCGTTATTCTTGAGATCCAAGGCTCAAGGGGGCGGTCTTGCTTCCACATCTTCCATTTTTTGGAAATATGAAAACGAATAATCTGGGCGACATCATCATAATCCATCCAAGCAATTGCTTTTAATTGCCAGATGTACCTGTGCTTTTCGATTATTCTGTCTATTACGTCTTGCTTGTCTTCGTATCTAATCTTGCGCCTCAGTTTTCGTTTTTCCATATTTAGTGGGTGACAAGCTTTCTATCCCACTTACTCTTTTAGACGCAAATTTCTTGACTGAGGCATTCTGAGGGTTGCGAGTCAAGTCTTCTAGATTAAAAGCCCTAAAACTTCCTTCAATTTCTACTTCCAGATCAAGCTTGTCCAACTGAGGAACCTCCTCAACATTGGAATGCTCGTCATCTTCATCTTGTTCTGTTTCTACCGCTCTAGCTTGAGGCTGCTTTTTTGCGACGCTTTGCGAAACTTTACCCCCCATTGGGCTTCCGCATTTGGAGCAGAAGTTTGGGGCAAACCCAGCATATTCGTGTTTGCTTCCGCAATTACTACAGAACATTAAGGCCATTTTATTTCTTTTTATCTAAGTCGTTGACTTTGTCGTTGAGATTTTCCAGCTTTGTTAATATTTTAGTTATATCTCTTTGTATTTCAACCATCTTATCAGTATTAACTGGGGCTCCGTCATCGTCAACGATCTTAGATAAACGCCTTGAAATGCTTTTTACCTCATTATTTACGTAAGCCATTTGCTCGGCCTGCACTTTAATTTCTCTAGCAACTGGCAAAAAGTCTTCTTTTTTTACGTAAGTAGCGTTCAGATAAAATAAAACAGAAGCGATCAAGATCCCACCAAAAACCTTTATTGCATTGGCCCAGATATTGACGCGCTCCATTTTCATCTTTATCTACCTGTCTTTACACCTTTTGAGTTGATTTTCTTGATAATAAATTTCAAGATTGCGCTTCTTTTAATGTCCTCTTCTGTGAACTCAAAAGTGTAAATTCCATTCTTTTGCGAATCTTCGTCTGAAAATAGATTATAAAAGTCGAGAAATCCGTTTTGGGTTTTGATATCTGGCTGCATAAAGTCTCCGCATAGAAATATCTTTGACCCCTCGCCAATTCTGGTAATAAGGGTAGTGATCTCTTTAGCGCTGAAGTTCTGGACCTCATCTGCGATTATAATCTTGTCGCTTAACGTGCTGCCACGCAAAAAGTTAATTGGAGTAGCAGAAATTCTGCCCTCGTCTCTTAACCTATTAGCGTCAACAGGATCAATTATTTCTTGAACTTTGTCTTCCAGAGGGAGTAGATACGGCTGGAACTTTTCTGCCACAGAGCCCGGCAGCGATCCAATAGATTTGTCAGCGCTTTCTGCGATAGTTCTAATATATACGATATCTTTTTCATTGTGGTTGATTAGGTTTAAGGCCGCATAAACGGCCATAAAAGTTTTTGATGTTCCTGCTGGACCAGCAATAAAAACTATTTTAGTTTGCTCTTCCAGCAGTATTTTTAACAGATCTTGTTGTTTTTCGGTAAATTTAAATTTTCTTTCTTTGAATTTGATTTCCGTTTTCATCTGCGGAATAATGACTTCCGAAGATGTCTGTTTTGTTTTCTTGGGCTTTTTTGCCATAAATTAAACCATCTCTTCTACAATCCGTAGCCCTCCTTTTGCTACTCCGTTCGCATCGATAGAAATGTTCTGTTCGCTTAACACTCCTGCTAAAGAAATTGTATTACCGTCAGCCATAGTTACCGTCAAAGTGCCGCTGGTGTTTGGCTGATAATCAGAAAGCCAATCCATATTAGATATACCTTCCAATTGAAGCGATTTTGTTATTTTTGCTACGCTTGTTTGTGTTGGATAAGCATTTCCGATCTCAAAATTTGGGCGGCGCTCTACTTCTACTGAAAAACTTAAACTTTCGTACTCAGAAATAGTTTGGGTAAAGTTTGTGGTTGTAAAAGCAATAGCCATTCCTCTTAATGGAGAAATAATGCCTGTCTGAGCTTCTTGAGAGGTGTAAACATTAATTCCTGAGCCTGTTGCTAGACCATAAGAATCGAACTGAAGATTTGCCGTTGCTACTTTCCAAGGCTCAAAAGAAACGGAAAAGCTTTTTAGGAAACATTTGTCAAAACGATAATCGGGAACTTGGATATAACAGCCGCTAGTTGAATTTCCAGTTAAAGCTAAAAAGCCTGTTAATTGGTTAACGCTACTTCCAGTAACAGGAATCACCGTCATTGAAACAGAAGCCGTCTTTGGTCCCGTTTGTATGTAATAATCAAGCTCTTGCCCAATTCTTTTAACTCTTGTTAAAGCTGTACTATTTGAAGCGGCAAAATTTGTTGCATACAAAACATTATAAATGCCCGTATTCAAGCTCTGCTCATCTTGATTAGAGAGGAATGGGCGAATATTATCGTATGTAACGTAAGCCATGTGATATATTTACAC